GAGTTAGTAGATCTAAATACTATCTTAAGTTGGAATGAAGTAAATGCTGGATTAACACCACCTGTTCCACCTGGTAAGTATGAATATTCTCTAAATACAGAAGGATTATCATCAGTAGGCACTTGCTCTTCTTTATTCAATGGTGAATATTGAGCAGTTAATACCGAGTCAGTAGCACCATCATGTACACGTAGTAACACATCAAAATCTGTACCTGATGGACGATTAGCAGCAATAAGAATTTTCATTCCAACTGCTTCTTCTGCAAGTGTAACAGGTATTGTAATATGTTTTGATAACGCAGATCCATTACCTAATGCATCGGTTTCTGCTACATAATTAAGTGGTACGTTTTTACCTGCTGTTACAGTGTTAGCCTGATCGTCAACCATATTATGAGTTAGCACAAGTGAAGTTCTTTGTGTATCGACAATAGGTGATACCTTAGAAGAAGAATTTGTAAGCTTAACTCTATATGTTAATGATTTTGTACCCGACGCTAAGTTAGCTACTTCATTTACACTATTTGCAACCATCTTAGGAAATTCAAACCCGGTCAAAGCGTTGTTAGTCATCGGTATAAAATTAGCATCTTTACCATATGTAGTTTCAGTTCCTGCCCAAGAATTACCTGACAAGAATTTAGCTTGATGAGTTGTTACTGTTTTTGGCGGTACAAGAGTTTCAACTATCGGATAAACAGCATCTATCATATAGTTAGGTATAATCGATACAGCAGATCCACCACCAAATACCGTTGATGTTGCCGCAGCTCCTGCCGTAAATCTAAATCCATATCCATCAGCTGCTGTAACAGTTCTATTACCATTTAAGTTAACCGCCGTAATACCACCAGCGGCTGTTGCACCACTAATCATTACCTTGTCTCCAACCCTGAGGCCGTGTCCTAATGCAGTAACTTCGACTGTAGTAGATGTATTACTAGTCAGTAACCCATCAGCATCTAAAATAAATTTAGGTAGTTCTCTATTTTCAGCAACAAAGAATGCATCAGCTGTTGAAAACTCTGCGCGTTGAATTGTGAATGTTAAGTCACGTTCTTGATCTGGTGTCCAGGTACGTGCGTTTTGTGATAAGAACATTGAACCAAGTGACGGTTGTTTTGTAACTCTAGCTTCAGTAGATCCTAGTACTAATCCACCTGCTCGTGCTACATAAACATTATAACCTGTTGTATCTGCAAGTAAGACTATTGCATATTCTGTATTACCATTTAGATAGACAGGTTCATCAAATTCAAAGTTAGTTATTGCTGTTGCATCAGTACTTACATTTACACTAGATGGAGATAATACTTTCGTACCATTTGGTACAAGATCATCAGACGATGGTATGCCATTTACTGTCGGACGTATCTGACAAGCAACTGGTACTGTTCCATCTTTAGTTTGAAATCTTACACCGACTTTTGTGATGAATACACCTTCTTCGTCATCTACCATAAATGACTGCGCTAGTGGGTCAGCCCTACGACGGCGTCTGCGGTTTTCTGTACCACCGATAGTAACTACTCTCGTATTATTATATTCACGTTGTCTGGTCTCTAATATACCAGTACTAGTAAACGGTGCAGTTGCAATCGATGTTGAGTTTTCATCGTTAGGTAAACTAATGTCAAGAAGCTTTAACTCTCTTGTACCAGATCTAAATCTTTCAGTAGATGTAGATGGTATAAAGAATGAACCTGAAACAAAACCCTCAGTATTCGTAGTCAATGTTGAACTACCTGCAGGGTGGTTTGTTGCTCGTGCATGCTCAGTACCATAATCAGAGTCTGAATTAGATACACGTTGAAATGTTTCTGCTCTTACCCAATTCGCAATAGGTTTATTGTCAAAGAATGCAAACATTTGAGTAGACGGTTTTAATCCAAATGCACGAAAGTAAACTTTGCGTGAACGCATATATGGAATAAATACGCTATCTATTAAATGATCCCGTACTAAGACTCTATCTGATCGATCACCAATAACTCTATCTGTTTGTGTTACTGTAGTACGACCTTGATTAAATGTCCTAGTTCCAACTTGTTGACCCATACGCAAATTAACTTGCTGGCCAGTCCAGTTAAAGACAAAGTCATTAAATAATAATGGTCGTTGTGTAGTTGAAGGAACAACTCGTGTCTGTTGCGGATTATCTCTATCAGCAAGATATCTACGTTCTATCCAACTATCATTAGATGGTGAAAGCTCTAATAAGCCTTCATTTATAACAACAGCAAAAGGGTTAATGTTTTCGCTTTCTGTCGCTTTATCTTGTACAATATAATCTACATGTGAATATGTCTTATATACTGTATCGCCTTTGAGAACTGTATTTGTAGATTTATCTGAATCGTACTTGATGCTAAGACTATTTTGTGCTTGCCATGGCCGTACGACTTTTTCTACTAAGTCGATACCAGCTTGATAATTCTCATCTTGTACAAATGATCGTGATTGATCTACGAAGTTATCAACAAAGAAACCTGCTTTTAATCTGTTATTATTAGATGCATCAAGTACTGCTAATGTTTCTGTTTCTACTTCTAATAAGTTTAGTGCCGTAGTTTCTTCAAGATTATCAATACGGCTTTCTAACTTACCGATATCAGCCATTGTAAATCGTTTTGCAGGTATACGTTCTTTACTTAAATCAGAATCATGAATTGTAAATGGATTCATCTCAACTCTATAAAGTTCCATGGAGTTAGCAGGAACAGGTGGGAACTGAGGATTAAGATCCGGATCTGATTCTAGTACGCTTACATTGTTAAATCGATCAATAACAACTCTTGCATTTTTACCTTGATAATATGATACATCAAATTGAGTTGTATCTCTATCACGTGGTAACTCATTAATACGTGCACCAGATGAGAAGTCACCAGGGAATGTACTGCCTGGATTTACAGATGAACGAAAGTCTAAAACATTTCTTAATTCAAATGTAACACCATTTGTTGCTGTATAGTTAGGAATTTCACTATAGTCGACTTGACCTGTATATGAATTAACTGCAAAGAAATCTCCACCAGCTTGGTGTGCAAAATACTTATATCGAACAAATACATTACCGGCCGGTGTGGTTTGACCTGGCTTCTTCTGCATTTTACCACGCTGATAATGTGTATCTCGTTGACCATTATCTAATGTATAACGAGACAGTACACTTGCACCATCTGAATCTGTTTCAGTTAAACGTAAGACTTCATGGATGTCAGGAAAATTAAGTTCTAAATGTCCATCTGCGTTTGCAGTTACAGTTTCAGTGTGTTCAGTTAAAACTTTGTTACGTACAGAAGCCTGTGCTTTGTTAACGTAGTAAGCAACATTAACCGTTTTATTATTTAAAGGTACTAATATCTGCGCCGCTGTATTACCATTACCACCAGAAACAATCGACGGTGGATATGCAGGACCATCACCATCTTCACTTGTTATCCATAAATCATCGTCTGCAAAAGTTTCACCTGCGGCAGATAAACCTGCTAATGAAGCTTGTCCACTACCGTTTGTTACTACGTTTTCTCTACGTTGTACGGTTAATGAAATATCTGATATAGATTGTGGTCTGTCATTAGGAACTGGAAATAGTAATACATCATTAGCAGTTTCTCTAAATGCTGCTTTAGTATTATCTAAAATTACATTAAAATATCTTGTAGTACTTGTACCTATTGATTTAGTATCTTGTCTATTATTACCTGGACTCATTTGTAAGTCGAATAGATGAATTCTGTAATTAGAACCATCTTCTGTAATTGCCCTTACACGTGCAGTACCAATAGTTGAACCGCCATGGTTTGTAGCACTACGTAAATTTAATTTTTCAAATACACTAATATTAGGTAAACTCTTACCAGTATTCTGTGTAACTTCTAAATAGTTTCCATAGTCCACTGATACGACATTATTGTTTGATGATATCGTTGTACGTGGTTTAGAAACTGGTAAACTAATTGGAGCATCTACTATAGATCTATATCCATCTACATATGCAACACCACGACTAATATTAAAATCTAATTTTGTTGCGTCTGAGTCATTTGTTTCGAATGCTAGCTCAAAGCGTTTTGCAATATAGTTACCAGATTCTTCTTGTGTTCTCAGAGCAAGAATATCATTTACTTTATTATAATCTTCGATACCTGTAACTTGAGTAGCTATTGCTCCATTTATTATCTTTGCTACGTATACAAAGTTATCACTACTTGTCAAGTCAGCTTGATTAGCTATAACTAATTGAATGCGATATCGGTCTGCACCTGGACTTGATGTATTAGGTGATACGCCTTGATTATCAAATAAATCAAATGTATCAGCTGTTGTTATAATGTCTTCTTGTACTTTAAAACCAATCGTAGCATCAGGATTATTTGTATATTTAGAAAGAATTAAACTTTGTGCCTTTGCGAATACAAATCGATTTATTGCAAAGAAATCACCTTCTGCTATAGATACTTTTGTACCTTGACCTGTACATGGATTAGCGACTGTATTAGTAACTTGCACTGTAACAGTTGCTGGTCCACCAGTTAGTGTTTCACCTGCACCCACACGTACAGGAATAGTACCCGCAGTACCGCCAGTTGTAGATGTATATCTAACAAAAAGTGTTGGAGGATCTGATGCTGTTGCATCAACAGCTTCTAGTACTTCCATTCTTATTGAGGTTGTACCAGATAAAAGAATTGTGCCTGCAAAAACTCCGGCTGGCAATGTAGCATCTTGTAACTTTACAAATTCATAAGTGTTATTAACATTGACTGAACCTGGATTAACAGCCGCACCTTGATTAAATAAGTGTTTACCCAATCGACCTATTTCAGCCTGAGTAATAGTTTGCATTTGCGTCAGCTCACGTGCTTGAAGTGCCCGTCCTGAATTAAAGAGAATTCGATGATAGTTTGCACTATCGACAAAATCGTCTTTATATGTTGTTGCAAAAGTATTTTTGTTAAATATATTGGGCATTCGTTATAACCTTATAACCTAATGATTATTTTGATATCTTCTGTAGCGTCGTCTGATCGTGTAACAGCTGCTCTATTATCTATATAGAGAATCTGGCCTGTAGCTGGATCAACATCTCTTGCACCAGGTACTATGGCACTGTCAATAGTAGCAGTACCAGATGCGTTTTGTTCGTTAATTATTTCACCGTTTTGAAATGATAAGAATCCTGTTGTTTCGTTCTGGTGATAAAAAATTGAGTTTGCATCTAATGTATCGATAACAGCTTTAGCGCCTGTTGTTTGACCAATAATTGTTTGGTCTCTTGTAAATGCTGCATTAATACTTGAGATGTTCATCATCTTCAGAGCATTACCAGTATTACCTGTGTATATTGTACCATTTGCAGAATCTTGTATGTTACGTACTAACATGATTTGTCTAAAGTCATTATCAACTACCCAGTCAGAATCTTCGTCACCTGCTGGTTTTACGTTAAACATTAATGCTGTACACTTTAGATCGTCACGAGGATCAGCGCCAAATCCATTCTTAAATGATATAATAGGTTCGGCTGTTGCCCCTATTCCACCACCACCTGTTAGTGAAACCGATGCGAAATCATATCCTGTACCGAATACCTTAACGCCAGAAGATTCAGCCATTTCTATCTTAGAAACTGAACCACCGTCGATAAACGCTGTACCTTTAGCACCATTACCATTTCCTTGTATATTAACAGTAGGAGCCGACGTATATCCTGATCCAGTACTTGTTAACCTATATCCAACAATTGCACCTGGTATAGCATTTTGTTGTACATTGAATTGTGTTGTATCATCAATTGAAGATGATGAATCAATGCTATTAACTAACTTAACTGGTATAAAATTAGATGCTTGGAATTTTGCTTCACGTAAAGCACCAATTGAGTATAAAAATTTCCATGTATATCCATCTGCAGTCATTATGTGATCTGCTGTACCAGTAGGTTTAACTGTCGAGGTAACAGGTTGCCCCGCCGCATTTTTACCCTGCTCTAAACAGATATAAACATACTGTTCATCTGTATACACATAAAAAGGTTGTGCTGGAATCTGTGTAACGTTATCATCATACGCTGAATAAACTGACCCCTGTGACCAATTATATCTTTCTACACAGAAAGATCTATCAGTAATAATTTTTACTGATTGCATAGAGAGTTGTGCGTTTCGTATTTCACGAATGTTTTGAATAGGATCAACAACTGTATCAGCTGAGTCGTAAGGTTCAGATTTACCAACAGCAACGTGGTAGCTAACACCTGTACTATCTACGTCGTTGATTAAAGTATCAATGACCCGTCTTTTAAAATTATCTGTAACTATTGCTGGCATTTATCTATCCTATTGTTTTGATGCTAGGTGCCAATTCGCACCAGTCCATATCATAAATCCGGCTTGATTTTGTGTAAATGTTGTATTTGTACCGCCGGCAAAATTAGTTGGTTGTACAGTTGTTGTACCTGTACCGTTATTTACAAAGTATTTTAATTCACCAATTACTGTACCGTCTAAAACAAATGCTGTAAGAGGCGTAGGTGAATTAAATATTGTCAACGGCATTTCTTGGTCTACATTACCAGATGCTGTCATTACTGAATTATTCACAGCAACTCTCGTATCCAGTAATACTGCGCCATTACCTTTACCACCTAATGCTAATGTAACATTTGTATCTGCACCATCTGCATATACTGATGGACTAAAACCTGTTGCTTCGTTACCTAGCGATACAAAATTTACCGCACTGGGAAACGCTTCATATTTTGTGACCGTTGCGCCATTAGTATCTAAAATCTGATTAACTTGTGGAAAGTTAATTGTTGCTGAATCTAATATTTTATTTTCTAATGTTTGTGCATGCTTAGCCATTACAAATGTATCACTGTCACCTAAGCTTGGTAAATTAATTTTTCTATTAGCAGTCAATGCACCAGGTACTATTTCATAATTATGACTAGAATCATCATCTTTAATCTTAGGCTCAGTCAAGGCAGTTGCTGCTAATGTCTTATTAAATAATGTTTGTGCAGATGTATCTAAAACAACCTCACCTGTTGAATCAGGTAATGTAATAGTATTATTTTGAGTAGGGTCTAATACATCTAAAATAGTTTTAAATATATTAACACTTTCACCATTAAAATGAATACCATCAGAGTCCAGGAATAAATAAGGAGATACTTGGTCGCTTTCACCAAGAAATTGATATATCTCTTGAAAGTTTTGATTTATTTTATTACCGGCATTACGTAAGGAATCACCTGTGCCGTCGTTGGCACTTGCTCCGGTATTAATATTTTGTCTAGCCATTTTCTCTCTCTTTAAAAGTTATCACTATTTATAATAGTTTTAGAAGAAGTCGTTACTAAAATTAAGAAGTAATTG